TTATTTAATGGCTTGACAATCGTATTAAAAGGTGATACCATATATTAATAATGAAGAAAGGACAATACACAATGTTAAATGTAAAACAACAAGACTTTGTTAATCATGCTTATAAGATGTTTAACAAAGATGTTTTAACTATTGATGAGTTAAAACAAGCCAATAAAAAGTTTGGCTGTAAGTATCCACCACAATGGTTGACTAAGAATAAAGACTATAAGGTTGATACTAAAAAATACAAATTACCATTAGATGGTGATGTAACAGTATCTACTTCTAAGCCAGAGGCAGAGAAGATATTAGATACTAAAGTTAATGAAACTAAGACCGAGGCTGCTTATGTAGTTTCTTCTTTGACAGGCAATATTGTGCCTAAAAAAGATCCTGTCTTTGTTTCTTTCGGTAATTATCCTGATGTAAAATCTATTATCAAATCGGGCAAATTTTATCCTGTGTTTATTACAGGTTTGTCTGGTAACGGTAAAACAATGGGTGTGACTCAGGCTTGTGCTGAAAACAAAAAAGAATTAATCAGAGTAAACATAACAATTGAAACAGATGAAGATGATTTACTAGGTGGTTATAGACTTAAAGATGGTCAAACTGTCTGGCAAAATGGTCCTGTTATCGAGGCTATGGAGAGAGGTGCTGTCTTGTTATTAGATGAGATTGACCTTGCTTCTAATAAGATTATGTGTTTACAACCGATATTAGAGGGTTCTGGCGTGTTTGTTAAAAAGATTAACAAGTATGTAAAACCTAAAGACGGCTTTAACGTGATTGCTACTGCCAATACTAAAGGGCAAGGTAGTGAAGACGGTAAGTTTATCGGTACTAATATTCTTAACGAGGCATTTTTAGAAAGATTTCCTGTTACTTTTGAACAGAAATATCCTTCAGTGTCTATTGAGAAAAAAATACTTAACAACACTTTAAAAGTTGCTGGTAAATCAGATGTTAAGTTTGTTGACAAGTTAACTACTTGGGCAGACGTTATCAGAAAAACTTATTTTGACGGTGGTGTTGATGAGATTATCTCAACTAGAAGACTTGTCCACATAGTTCAAGCTTTTGCTATCTTTGGCAATAAGATGAAAGCTATTGAGGTTTGTACTAATAGATTTGATGATGATACAAAAAATTCTTTTGTAGAGTTATATACTAAGGTAGACTCAGGCGTTTCTGCTGACCAGATAATGGAACAACAGAAAGAGGCTGAGTTAAACTCACAAGTGAATGACAATGATAGTGAGTCAGATAGTGAAGAGGATGACCTTGACACAATCTAAATCTATCCGTAGTGTAGTCCTTGGTGGTGGGGTTGTGCCCACCACCGTTTTTACACTATCAACTTTGAAGGGAGGTATATAAATTGAAAGTTGTTGTAAGAAATAATAACGTAGAACAAGCTATGCGTGTTCTAAAGAAAAAATTAATGAAAGATGGTCGTCTTAAAGAGTTAAAAGAAAGACAATATTATGTTAAACCATCTGAGGATAAAAGAGAAGCAAAAAAACGTGGTATTGCCAACTTTAAAAAGAAACAAAAAAAGTTAATGGCAACTAGGGGATATTAGTAAAATTAACTGATTTTTACGCTGTGTTTTTGATATATATATTTAATGTAAAGGCAGTCCGTAAGTCCTTTACAGCGTAAAAAAGGGAGCCAACAGACCCGATTCTAAATCAAAGTTGGCGTCGCTAGGTGATATTTGATACTTTGACACCTTGAAAAAACAAAGTATCGTACTTATATAAATAAGTATGAGAGCGCCATAAAGGGTTCTCATTATATTAGAAACTTTGCTTACAAAGGAGGTTATAATGACTAATAAAGCACTTTCTATTTTCAATCAACTTAGACCATTATCAGTAGGATATGATGATATATTCGATCATTTTGAGTCTATGTTTGACCACCCTACAATGACAATGGGTACAAATTACCCACCTTACAATATTGTTAAGACAGGAAAATACACTTACGATATTGAGGTTGCTCTAGCAGGTTACAGTAAAAAAGATATAGCTGTTAATTTTGAAAACAGTATATTATCTATCAAATCTGTAAAAGATGAGCAGACAAAAGAGGTAGAAGACAACGATGGTGTTCTTCACAAAGGTATAGCTAAAAGAAGTTTTACTAAATCTTTCACAATTGCTGATGATGTTGAAATCAAAGGCGCTGAATTGAAAGATGGTCTTTTAAAAGTATCTATGGAGAAGATCATACCAGAGTCTAAAAAAGCAAGATCAATAGAGATCAAGTAATTAGAATAGAAAGGCGGAGAGCATTGACTTTCCGCCTTTTTTAGTATATGATATAATATTATGTTTAGTTATCTAGGTGGTAAAAAATTTCAATCAAAGTGGATAGGTTCTTATATTCCTATATCTAAAAAATATGTTGAGCCGTTTGGTGGTGCGTTTTGGGTATATTTTCAAAACGGTATAGAGTTTGATAAAAATGTTTATAATGACTACAACGTTTATCTAGCAAACATTTTTTATTGTGCTAGAAATAAAACAAATCAATTTCAAAAAGAATTACTAAAACACGAAGCACAAAACAAAGATTTATTTGAGAAGTTTAAATCTGAGTTAGTACCTTTAGATTATAAAGTAGAATTAGGTGATGTCGAAAAGGCAGCCAAATATATTTACATTGAGTTAAATACTTACAGCGGTTTAAGAATAGAAAAAGCACAATTTGTAGATTTAAAAGGTAAATATAAATCTAAGTACACACAATTTTGTGAAAAAGTATGTCATCCTAGATGGCAATATAAACTACAAACTATAACAGATATTCAACATCAATCATATCAAAATTGTATAATAGACCATGATTCAACTGATACATTTTTTTACGTTGATCCACCATACTTTCAAAAAGAGTCTTATTATACTAAAGACTTTTCTCAAGCAGAGCATAAAAGACTTGCTAAACAACTAAAATCTATCAAAGGTAAATTTATATTATCTTATTATGAATTTGATAAGTTAGAACAATGGTTTCCTAAAGATCAGTACACATGGAAAGAACGTGAATTTAATAAACAAAATAGTAGTAAAAAAGTAAATACTGATAAAGGTAAAGAAATTATTATAATGAATTTTTAGTAATATAAATATTGCTATGGATTCATTTAAGCAGTATTTAAAAAACGAAAAATTTGATAGACTAACCGAGTTAGAAGAAAGTTTATTTAGTGGTTTCATATCTTTTATTAGAAGTGCTTTTAATAAAGTAGTAAGTGCTTTTAAATCAGCATTTAGAGCCATTGCTTCTAAGTTAGGTTTCGGTCAAACTATAACTATGAAAATAAGCACAGGTTTAAATGAAGCAGTAGAGGCTAGTGAAGATAGTAAATCCAGATTAGGTTACTATTCAGAATATGTTTGTGGCGTAGAATTAGCAAAACTCATTGAAAGCCGAGGTTTAAATTTACCTAGTTCATCATCAAGTTCATCACTTAACAGAGTAAGACAAAACTTTGTCAATAACAAATTAAAAACTTTATCAGATTTTAAAAAATTAGGTTCTCAAATAAAAAGAATGGAAGACGCTGGTAAAGCGATGGCTGATAAGATATTTTCTGATATGTTAACTGAAACAGCAGATTTAAAAGTAACACAATTTGATATAACACTAACAGGTGATAGTTTAAAAGGTGAAGGTAAAGCAGATATAATATTAAGAGCTAGAAAAAAATCAAAGAATGAAATAGTGGCAGAGATAGCCGCTTCTTTAAAAGCATATCAAAAAAGTAGAATTAATTTAGCCAACAATACTTTAATAAGTTTCTTTACTAATTTAACTGGTGATAAAAATTTTACTTCTAAAGCATTAGAGAAATCACAAGATATTATTTTTGATAGTATGTTAAAAGCTGCTATGAAAGATGGTATGTCAAAGGCAAAAGCAACAGAATTTTTAGCAAAAAAGAGTTTAAATGCTAAAGAAAAAAAGATGTTTTCAAAATACAAAGATTATGGTCGTAAAGTTTCAAAAGAATCACAAACTAATACAGCAAAAATTATAGTAAATGAGTTTAATGCTATCTACAAAAAGAATAAACAAAAGATTAATACTAATTTAATTAAACAAATTGGTATGGACGGAGAAGATGATTTTTATGCTGCTATAGGTGAAGGTAAAAAGATGAGAGTTATTTCATCTAAACAAAGTGCTGATATGAAAAAATTTATATCAGACATTAGAAATAAAGCATTAACTATTACTATGGTACCAAATCCTGGTGCTTCTGGTAAAGCCAGTGTTACAGTTACGTTATCAGTTGGAACAGAAATATTATCACAATCAAGTATGTCTATGACCGACACAGGTATTGGTAATGCTGGAATGACACCAGGTAAAGGTAAAATTAAAACAAATTTCTGGTTTAACTTTAATGACATTGCCTAACCAGCATTGACTTTTATTATGACCTGTGATATATTATTAGATTATGAAATACAACGAAGATAAAATATTAAAAGAGATAGGTGATTATATTAAATCTACTTATGGTCAACACTATTCAAGTGACCAAAAAGGTTTTCAAGTTTTAGATTTACTAAAGACACTAAATATCGGTAAAGATTTTTGTCATGCTAACGCAATTAAATATTTGTGTAGGTATGGTAAGAAAAAAGGACACAACCGTGCTGACTTATTGAAGGCGGTACACTATGTTATTTTATTATTAAATTATGACAAGGAGAATGTGAAATGAACATAAGCACAGATACAATTTCTGTACTGAAAAATTTTTCAGACATTAATCAAAATATATTGATTAAACCAGGTAATACGGTACAGACAATTTCTACAATGAAGAATATTTTAGCAGAAGCTGAAATAACAGAAAAATTTGATAGTGAGTTTGCTATCTATGATTTACCTGAATTTTTAAGATCAGTTGAACTATTTGATAAACCACAACTTAAATTTAACGGCGAATCAAATGTTAAAATTGAGAGTGGCAATCAATCAGTAAAATACTTTTTTGCTGATAAATCAGTTATAGTTGCTCCTAAGAAAAGCATTAACATGCC